TGTAATTAGATCCAGGATTTGTTATAGAACCAGAAAGTGTGGTTGTTCCAGAAATATTAACATCTGCTCTAGCACCAGTTCCAGAACCACCAGATAGTAAAATATTGCTATATGACCCTACTTGATATCCAGATCCAGCATTGGTAATATCTCCGTCAATACCCTCAACTTCAAATGAAGCAACTGCATTAATACCATTTCCACCAGACAACGCTATGCCAGAATAAGATCCTGGTGTATATCCCACTCCAGGAGAAGTTACGTTTCCAATATATTCGGTTACTACTACAGTAGCAGTTGCTCCACTTCCAGTTCCTCCAAACAAAGGAACTGATGTGTAAGTTCCTGGATCATAATTTGATCCATAATCCAAAAAAGATAATCCGCCAGCAGTTAGAATATTTTTTCTAATATAAAAATCTTTGTATGTTGTGAAATTTTCACTTGAAATATCGATTAATTTTTTGCCAGAAGCAACATATCCTAATGTAGAACTGTCTGGTTTGTAAATACCAAGAGAAGCATCTGAAGTAAATGCTAGTGATGGAGCAGTTCTAGTTCCATCTCCCAACTTCAAATTGCCAGTAGCAAGATCGCTACCGCCCTGGGAGATATTAAAAATCTGATCTCCAATTTGGTTGATCTTCTGCCTTTGGATCTCAAAGGTGTCAGTTCTTGCGACGTTAATTGCTGGCATTTTTTACTAACTCTCTAAGTAGGGATTTGATTTCAGAGATTTCATCCTTCAACATATTTATGTCTTCCAACGCGGAATTCAAATGTTTCAGTTTACGTCTTGCTTCAATAGCAGAACTGTCGTGATTCAAGATAGCACCTGTGGTCTCGTCCCTAACGAGACCATCATGCCCTTTTACTTTGATGTAACTCATACGCGGAAATTAGAATGCAGCAACTGCACGAATATCCTGAATCTTTGGAACGTATGCTGGATCTACTCCCTTCATTACAACCTTGATTGCAAACGAAGAGAATTCAGGAAGACCAGATACGCTATACTTAAGATCTTGGTATGAAGATTGTTTTTCAACAACGCTTGAAATTGTATTTTCGGCGCTAGCAATCTCTAAAGAATCTGGTTCCCCAGATTCATTAAAGTAGAACCATTCAGCATCTTCAAAGTTCTCTTGACTAGACGCTCTCTTATACTTGTAAAGAACTTGAATGTCTGCAATATTCTTTACATTAGCAAGTAAGTGAACGTCAATGGCAGTAGCAGGATTTGTGATGTATACTTCTTTAGTCACATACTTAGCAATAGAAGAACTATTCTTCGATGTATCTTCAGCAACAAAATCAACTCCACTGGTATAAGATACTCTAGCAATCTCCATAAAGAATGCTTCGTCATCTGGTTGATTTGGATATGAAATAATATCACCTACACGGAAAATATCAGGAATCTGATCTGTTACTGTAATTGCTCTGGAATATAAAACATTATCAATAATTCTAGCATTATAATCATTGTTAATTGGTTGAATATCTGTTCTTAAAGTCAATTCTCTGGTTGTTCTATTCCAAATAATAGACTTACCAGTAATTCTATTTTCATATGTTTCTAAAATTTGAGACTCAACTGGATTCCTAGCAACAATTGTAATAGACTCTCCAGCAGCAGACTGAGTAGAACTATTGATGATTGGAGTTACCAAAGATGGATTTGATCCAATGGTTACAGTCGGAGCAGACTGTGAATTTGAGTATTGAGTTAATTCGATTTCTTCGCCAAGTGTAAATCCTTGCTTAGTTTTTACTTTAACCCAAATTTGATTTCCATCAACTTTTGCAATTGTGCCATTAGCGGATGATGTTTTACCTTTGATGCTTTGATTATTTTGATATGTTACGCCAGGTGTTGTAGTAGAAAGAGAGAATGAATATACAGGATAGAATTCAATGACTTGATCTCTTCTTCCGAATCTATTTTCTTGACCTTTTGCATTTTCAATTCTGTTTGATACTGTCTTAACAGAAGCACTTGATAGATCAACAACAGGAGATAGATGGGACACAGAAGAAGAAAGTTCCATCTTATATGTTAAAGATCTAGTAACACTATTAAGAGTTTCATTAATCTCAGAAGCAATTACTTTTTGATTATCAAAGAAGTGTGTTTCATTCAAGAAAGTCTTTTCATAATCAGATTGTGAATATGATGTGTAATTTGTTGTTGAAGAATCAACTGGAATAATATTAGTTGTCTTAACAGAAGTTTCTAATTTTGTACCAGAAACTGTTAGATAATGAACTTGTGGATATAGAGTTTCATATTTTCTGTTGTAAGTAGCAAAAACATGTCCGCCACCAACAGAACTTCTGGATGCTTTAGTGATAGTTCTGATATTATATGAATCTACACCAGAGTTCATAACTTGGAATAGATTTGTGTTATATGTTTCTGCAGGAATACCGCCTACAGCATCTACTTCTCTGAAAAAGACATACGAGTTACCACTATCTTCAAAACCATTATCTCTGTGGTTAATTTTAATGATGCTATTGTTATTCTTGAATAGTTTAGAAGTTGCAATAGATTCTGAGGTAGCATCTGTTTCAATAGGATTCATTTCAAGAAGTTCGTATCTTAGATTTTCATTTCTCAATAAAAGTTCAGAAGGTCTTGAAATATCAAACTCAGCACGATACAATGTAAACTTAAGATCTTGATCTAGATCTTCAGTCCAATTTTCAGTATTTTGCGACTTATAAAGAGATCCTAGTGATGGTTGAGTTGTAATGACAGTGCTTGTAGAAAGATCAGTTTGACCTAACTTAGAAGACCATAACTCATAATCAGTTGAATCAGTTTCAACTACCAATGCATATTCAGAGTCATTCTCTAGATATACTGGATAATCAAACTTAAAGTTTGTTGGAGTTGTAGACTCTGTGAGACCCTCGAAATCGACCGCTACGCCCATTCTAACTGCTGGTGTATCAATCTCAATAAAGGTCTCTACTTCGCACCCTCCAGCGCCATTTCCGACGCCTCTAATAACAACTGAAGGAGACTCTGTGTATCCAAAACCAGAAAGAGAAACTTCTGCATTGTAAATTCTTCCATCTGATACATTAATTCTAGCAGTAGCTACAGAACCACCAGGGAGTTGTGGACTTTCGATGGTTAGAATTGCGCTGTCATAGTTTTGACCTGGATTTGTAATTCTAATCTCTGACAATTTACCGCTATCTTTTGCAATTGTTAATTTAAGGCTAGTTCCTCCTGTAGCATTTGCTAAAGTTACCGAAGGAATTTCTAGATCTTCGTTTTGTAAGAAAGAGCGACCATTATGATTACTCAATACAAGAGTATAAACTTGTTCGTTTGTTAAAGCATATAGTCCTGTTGATGTTGGAGTCAGTTCTACTCCATTCTTATCGATGATTCTGGAAATAGGTCCAGAAGCAGCAGAACTCTTACCAATTACATATTCGCCTTGAGTTACTGAAACATTACCAGAAGCAAAACACTTGAGGTATGTCTCTGGAGTTAGAGTTTTTTCTGTTCCAGGAATAATGTTCTTAGCGGGTTTATCATAATCTACATTAGTCATGTATACTCTAACTGGAATATTATCACTCTTACTCTTGAAGTAAAGATCTGCACCAGTTACAAATACACCACCATCAAAGTTTTCTACTTTGAATACTTGTGCCAGTGGATTTGGTCTCAGAGGATTGTCAGTGTTGCTTTCAACAAATTGAACTCCCTCATTAGACTTAAAGTAAGATGGTTTTGTAGATATAATGCTAGAAGGATTTTGTGGTAAAATACCAGATGCATAGTATTTAATTTCTGCATAAGTGTCTACAGTTGCCTTATCCTCATCTGTGCTACTAGATGTAAATCTGAAAGTTAATTCTCCAGTTGTAAAACGAACTTCTTCTGAAGACTCATCATATTCAATAGTATTAATATCGCCAGTCCAAGTAGCATTTTCTCTAGGAGCATAACCAGCTGGTAGAAGAATTAAACCACTTGCATTACCATTCTCATCTGTTACAACTTCTCCATTAAATGCAGATAGGGAATTGGCAGCAATTCCAGTAAATCTCAAATCAGGATTTACCCAACGATTAATATTTCTTCCTTCCAAGAAAACCGAAACTTTAGTTAGAGGCTTCAATCTTCCAATAACAAATTTAATTGGGATTGATCTTGCAAAAAACTGTAGCGAGGTTGCTACGACATTTTCTCCAACAGTCTTTGTTTGAACTCCCTTACCTAGTTCATTATTCTGTGGACTGATATTAGAAGAACTACCAACAGATGCTGATTTAACAGATGATTTGGCATTTGCTGTGTTCGTTTCGCCAAGAGAGTTGATAGATGTAAAGGAAGATGATGTTCCGACCCAATTTACTACAAATGAATTGTGAAGACTGGAGAAACTCTCTCTAGCATTATCTTTAGCAATAAAAATGTCATATAGACTTGTATTGGTGTCTACAACCAAAGGTTCTACTGTTTGATCGTACCACTGGTCGATTTGTGGAGATACTGAACCTTCACCCACATATTGGAACACAACAAATGGATTTGGGTTAATTGTCTTGGAAGCAAAATCATTACCTAAAAGTTTTAAACTGGTGTATGGAAGAGTTATAATATCACCAGATTTTTGATAACCAGCAACAGATCTTTGATCTTGTCTGGTATTTACTTCTCTCAAGCGAATAGAATCTTCTTTAGACTGTGGTCTAAGAACAGATTGTCTACTATCGATAGCGCATTTGTAATCAGCAGAAACTAAATTGCCAATACCATGAGTCTCGAAATTGTCAACAAAGAAACCAGACTTAAATCTGTCTAAACCGATTTCATCTTTGACTTGCATATTTAATGCTTGCTGTTCTAGAATACTGAGGGTGGTGTAATACTCTAAACGCTCAATACGCTTTTCTAGTTTGCCGATGTCTTTCATCGTATATCTACGATGCTCTACGGGAGTAATCCTTACTTCTTTGCTGCTGCTTGTATAAGCAGGAATGTAAGCATAGAATAAAGGAACAGCATCTCTGACAGGATCTGGTTTAGATGGATTGAGGGAAGAGTTTCCTTCCTTAACAATAAATTCTCCCCTCTTGTTGAGGAAAATTCCATCAATACGATCAAGATATTGAACTTGACTAAATGAGAATGTATATTCTAAGTTTGTATCTGGAGCTGGTGTGCTTGCAACAACAGAACCAGCACCAGTAAAGTTGCTGGAAGTTACCTCAAGTGTTGATGTATCTTGATATCCTGCAACAATTGTGTTGGTATTAACTTTAGGTCTAAAATCAATAACATTTTTGAGTTCTACATTTCCAAGAGTAGATGAATTGAAAGTTGGAATTTCATCTTCTAGTACACCTGCTTCGTGTAGGTAACTATCAATAGTCACAAAATCTCCCTGAGAATGTTCGAAGTAATCGAAAGCAATAACTAACTGACCTGCTGTTGCTTCGAATCCAGGTTTAAGGACAATACGTGAAACATCGTAAATGGTATCTCTTTGTCCGTTATCAAATGTAAATCTATTAGTTACATCAGTACCAGAAACTAGATTACCTGCGCTATCAATTTCAGGTGGTTGTGTGCTAGTTCCTTCATATACATAACGCAATTTATATGCGTCTGAGAAGGAAAGAGTTTCAACAACATCACTATCGTAATCAGTTCCTCTGAAAGGAATTACTCTATCTCCTGCAGAAACAACAACAATACGCTTGTTCTTAATAGCAGTCTTAAGTCTTGGTTTTGCGTTAGATACTTCCAAAGTTGCTGTTAGTTTTAATTCTGGAGCAACATAGTTTGCTTCACCTGCGAAGTTAGAATTAAAATAAGAAGTTGGCAATTGGAAAGTAATACTACCAGATGTTAATCCACTAGCAGTATCCGTAGCAGAAACAATTTCAACATTGTCTTCGTCAATGTAAACAATGTCTCCATCTTCTACAAGATCAGCACTGTTTTTGTTTAATACAGTGATGATGTAATTTGTCTCATTGAATGATGTAAATCTTTGAGTGCCAAATGGTAACTGAGCTGCAAATGTAATAATACCACCACCAGTAGATCCAGCAGTAACAAAATCTCTGCGGAAGAAATATTTGATCTTAGTATCTTCTGTTCCAGCAGAAATTTTTTGAACTTGCTTACTTCCTGTTGGGAAAAGAAGAGTTCCAGAATTTGGATTCTTAATTTGTGGACGTAATAGAACTACACTGGTACTTGTTACATCATCATATAATGTTTCATCAACGTAAATTCTTGTTTTCGAAGATCCTTTTTGTTGTGTAGCATATTGAACTATTGCTCTAATGACATTATTAGAAGCATCAGAAAATTGAATCAAATCTCCTTGCTGAACGATGCTGCTAGCATCAGCACTGAAACTAGTTGACTCTAAATATTTTGTTCCCTTAGAACCAAAGAAAGTAAAGTCTGTAACGGAAGAAACATTAGCATATGCTCTATCATCAACTACAGTATCTGCTGTAAACTTGTTGATGTTTCCAGAACCATATGATGCTCCAAAAGATTTTACATTTTGTGGAGTATAAGTTGTTACTGTATTTTTGTTCAATACTGGAATAATTACAGCAGCAGTTGTTGGTATATTGTCTCCTGAGTTGACAGTAATAACTGGAGGATTAGAGTATTCATTAGATACAGAAATTCTATCAATGATATCTACTCTGTAAATACCCTGACCGTTGAATCCTAACTCTACCTGAGATTGATCGTATCCAACTCCATCAATTTCAATTGTGGATGTTGATGGATATCCAAGACCTCTTTCCTGAACGACGAAGTGAGAGATTGTATTTTCTTTTGCAATCTTTACGAGATTGCCAGATTCATCTCTGATTGTTTCTCCAGGTAAGAACTTACCCGATAAAGTCTTGACAAACAAAATATTGCTGGTGGAATATACACCATTAGGAGCACCTTCTACAACACCATATGCTCCACTAGTAATACCATAAACATATTCTCCGACTCCATAAGAACCAGATGGAACTACAGATTCGAGAATAATTTTCGTAAAGAATTGGGGATCGAAATATGAGAAAGCAAACTTAGCATTATATGCAGATCCACCCTGAGAAAGTGTTCCCTTTGAAAGAACAATATCAGAATCGGAATTAAATCCATTTCCTCGTTCTTGTAAATAGAAGTTGCTTGGTTTTGC